CACATAGAACTATGGATAAAAACAAGAAAACAGAATTCGATGGGAGTACGGAATACACCGACATAGTTCGTTTCCCGCTCAAGCTATTTGTGGACGCAATAGTATTCGAGCCGTCTGCCTCTATAGACGTGGTCAGGTCATCGTACGAATTGCATTTGACTCCGTATGACATGAAAAAATTCCATGACTGGCTGGGGGAAAAACTGGAGAAGGAACCGTATACCGACCAGACGGTGACGGTTATCGGGAGGCTTGTATCATGACTGACCAAAACGATCATGACATTCTTGTAACGCTCAAGACGCTAATGGATGTGATGATACAAAATCAATCTGATTTTTACAAGCGATATGAGGAAAGGCATACCGAATTAGTGAGCCGCGTCTCTGTGCTGGAAAAAAGTGACAGCCGGGATAGCGAGCGTTTCCGGGGCATCATGGAGCAGATACAGCGCAGTTTGGATAACTCCAAACGAATAGAGAAATTGATCGCCGACATGGATAACCTGGGTGGAAACTTTCGGGAGTTGCAAAAGAAATCAAATCTGTTCGATATTGTAAATGGTCTCGGCGTTGCCGTTGCCGCGGCGGTGGGATGGAACCGATGAGACACTACCGCGTCCCGTCCCGCTTTGAAAGATGGTTGCAGGATACCCGCGACTATGTACGTGCCTTGTGTGAGGCGCTGGTCATGAACCCGCTCTTTTTCGTGGCTTTGTTATTGGACTGCCTGGCGCTCGTGGTGCTGTGGTTTTTTGGATTGCAATGACATTCGACTTGCATCTTGGCGACTGCCTTGAGATACTGCCAATGCTGGCTGAAAGGTCGGTGGATGCGATTATCACGGATGTTCCCTACGGCACGACGGCCTGCAAGTGGGATGTGATTATTCCCTTAGAGCCGATGTGGGAGCAGGTCAGGCGGTTGTGCAAGGGTGCGTTCGTGACGACCGCAAGCCAGCCATTTACAACTATTTTAATTAACTCAAATATGAAAATGTTTAGGCATGAATGGATTTGGGATAAACACACACCAACGGGTTTCTTGAACGCTAAGAGAATACCGCTAAAGCAACACGAAAACATTATTGTGTTTTCTCAAAATGGATATACCTACAACCCGCAAAAGTTTAAGAAGTCTGGAAATACTCATCGCTCAGGCGATAATTTTACAAGGGTTGGCAAGCCTATCAAGGCAGGTGTTTACGGGGAACATGTCAACGGGTCAGGGTTTAGAAGCGATTACTCATACCCGAAAACGATTATCGAGTTTAGGACTGGTAATGGCTGGGCTAAAAAGAATAATGGACACCCCACCCAAAAGCCCGTCGCGCTGTACGAGTATCTAATCAAGACATACACGAACGAAGGGGATACCGTTTTGGATTTCTGCATGGGTTCAGGTACTACGGGCGTGGCGTGTGTAAAGACTGGCCGTGATTTTATCGGAATTGAGCGCGAAGAGAATTACTTCGCAATTGCAGAGAAGCGCATCGAACAGGCGCAACAGCAAATGATAATGGAGTTCGCATTGTGAGTGAAATAAACAAGGAATAAAATGACTTATAACTTCATCCCAGGTACATATCGTCTGAAAGCGTTTCGACTCAACGTAAGAGGCACGCCCGACTCTACTCAGGACGGGAATCTCGTGGGAATACAACTCACGCAGGGAAAAGAATTTCCTGTCTATGCCATCGAATTCGATAGGAAGGGCTTCCCATGGGGCATCATCACCCCAAATGGTGCGCCTCAGGCGCATTATGTATGTCTTTGGAACGGGAATACCCTGTTTGCCGATTTGGTTTCACCGTTTGAAGGAACCCCGGACACCGTTGTCGTATCCCTGGCCTGGGCGCTCTCGATTGACGCATGGGCAAGGGACAATGGATACACAGGAGGGATGCCGCTTTGAAACACGAAATGGAGTTTGAGTTTACACGGTCAGATGGTGCAGATGAATGGTTCTGCCCGATTTGCGGGCGGCGCATTCTGTTGAATGTTCCTGTACATGGAATGGTCGTCGTGGATACGGGTGACCAGTACGTATCTCATTATGGAAGCATGGGGGGGCTGCGAATCGGAACGGTTGAAATTGAGAAAGCAGGCTGAGATGTACGTATATTCAAGCGGTTATGTCCGTGTTTATGAGTGCTGCAAATGCGGCGCAAGACACAGGACGTTGATCTGGCGCAAAGACGGCTGGTACTGCCTGTTGTGCTTGCCGTCCATAGAGGCCGTGCCCCTTAACAAATGAACTCCTGCGTTTTCGACATTGAAACAACGAGCTTGGGAGCAGTTGGGGCGGGCATTCTATTGGCGGTTTGTGTGAGGCCGACGGCTACCCAGAGGACAAGATCATTTCGGCTCGACCAATATGATTTCAAGGCGAGCAAGGAATACGGAATAGTGGAGCGCGAAGAAAAGGCGCTGCTGACAGATGTAATGGATGAGCTTGATAAATATGATGTGTTGATTGGACACAATGTAATCAGATACGATATTCCATACCTGAAGTCCAGAGCCTTTCAGCGGGACATGGAAACAAAGCCGGTAGTGGTTTATGACACGCTGACGGCATTTCGCAGGACCGGCTATCTCACGATCCCGAATGGTTTTGGAAAGCCGTCCGGCGGGTTGGCGATGGTTGCGGATTTCCTGCATGTCAAACAGCTAAAGACCAGTATCTTCCCCCACGATTGGTGGGAAACGATCTGGGCTAAGGAAGCAAAGCGCAAGGAATCAATGGACGAAATTGTAGACCATTGTTCGAGAGATGTCCGTCTTAATGCTAACGTTTTTCGTTATTTGTGGAATGCAGACCCGCGTCCGGCGCTGAAAAAGATTTATTGACATGAAAAAAGAGGTCAAGGAATTCGCCGATTTCTACGGTCTGCTTGACAACCTGATCGCGCAGGAATCCGCTCCGATACTGGCTGATGACGAACTGACCATTAACCGGGTTGCAGGCCGGGCGGACTGTGGACGAGTGAGGGCAAAGGGAATGATTAAGCGATGGTTGGCAGGCGGGCTGATCGAGTACGTTGGAAAGCGAAGTGAACCGATGTTCAATCACGTTTCCGACGCGTGGAAGATTGTAAAGAAAGGCGTATGAAATGAGCAGAAAAACACAAAGAATATTAAGGTTTGTTATTCCATTTATTCTTATTGCCATAATCCTATACCCGGCGTTTTTTATGAGATAAAGAAAGGCGCATGAATGAACATACGAAAGATCGAACTCAAAACGGATGACCGTGAATACGGGACGATGTATGAGGTACAAGTCTATCTGGCGTTCCAGAAAGAACCTGAAATCCTGTATTTGTCAACATGGGCTGATGGATATGCAGTCATTACAAGCATCCTTGATTTTCTGAAACTGCTGGTAGAGAAAGACAGATGAGAGACGACGATCATAAAGGCAAATGGTGGCTCTGGTACGTGTTCTTGTTTCTGCTGTTCGTGGCGATCCTTATTAGCGGAGTGTGGCGATGACACAAGCCAAATCAGGCGGCGCGAAAAAGATCGGGCGCAACAAGGAAAAATGCGCCCGGTATCGGGCGATGCACACGCGCGAAATGAACAAGGTACGGCGCATACTGAGGTCCAACGGCTGGGACGCGGCGCAAGCATACGCGGCGAAAAATGGTGTGGTTGGATACCTGTCCAAGTTGGTGACGGCATGAGACAAATAAAAAGCCCCGCACGGAGCGGGGCAGAGGAGTAAGAGAAGTGTTATTTGATTTTGCGGGGACGGCCTCCGAGTTTGCCGTTGATTCGGCTTTGTTCACTACGCGTCTCAGAGGGGATTGCGCGCAGGGCGCGGGCGGCGTAGGATTTGCACCACTCGTTGTATTGCTGGATGGTGTACCCGATTCCAAGTTCAGCGTCACGCGCCCGAATCATTTCGGCGTCTTTCGCCGCGTCGTATCCAGTGACGATCCAGGTGTTGTCTGCTTGGCGCTCAATCATTCCCACATCATTGACCCATACACAATCATTGTCAATCTTTTCAGCGCCCTGATGGGCTTGCCCATTGCGATAGGCTTGTTGCATCAATCGGATAATGGTCGCTTGCTGCTCCTGGGTAAGATCGTTGTATATATTAGCCTTTTCAAGAGCCGCGATGTGTGGCTCGACTTCGGATGGCACAAAGTTTGGCAGCAGTGGGTGAGAGGGTTGCCTTACAGAGTAGGGTCGCAACTCGTTACCATAAGGGTCATAGTGTTTGGTCATGTCGTCCTCCTAATAATCGCTGTTTGGGTCATTCATTTCGCGCTCAAACTTACGGGCGGCGCGTTGCTCATCCGAGTTATACCAAGCATCGTATTCGGCTTTGGCGATGGCTTTGCCGGACACAATCGCAATCTGCTCGGCGGTCTTGGGATTCTCGGCTTCCAGTTCTGCGAGGGCGGAAGCAATCAGATTATATGTATCTGGCATGAGGTAGCACTTGCCAACCATCCCGATACATCCTCGCTTTATGGCCTCATTATATTGATTATAGGCTTTACTCAAGCCAGACAAACCGCTCCCGCTGGCAACTGCCTTACCGCTGGCGTCGTAGATAACAATTTCGGTTCTGTCAATGGGGTGTGTCTTGGTTCCACAGAGCATACCATCCAGGCGGATTTCCTCGTCCCAGGTGCCGCGCTCCAGGGATACTTTGATTGTCTTGCCATTTGTGCTAATCATTCTGCTTGCTGTTATTGTCGTCATTTTGTCATCTCCTTATCTGTGTATGATTGGATTATACCCGACGTCGGGTATATGTCAATAGACACAACCTTAAAAAAAGTATGACATTTGTCATGTACATCTGTTCTAATTTTAGAGGCTGAATGACTGACCGCGAAGCCGATACCGTCCGAACGTCCATTGTCAAAGAGACTGCTCAGTTTCTAGCCCGGATGGTTGCTCAGCATCTGGACCCGCTGCCATATGACCACGTTCATGACGTAGGCGGGAGGCGATTTCGTGTAACAGTCAAGTCATATCCAGGCGACGAAACCGACAGGCGCTTGTCGTTGTATGGTGAGCAGGACATGGGCGCGAGTGAGTGAGGCTGAATGCGGCGTGGCGAATGGCATCAATGTGATTGCTGTGGTGAGGAAACGATTATCGTGTGGCGTGACCCTTGCGATTTCGTCTGCTCGTCATGCGGAGGCGGTGCTGTAATGATGTTCAGTTATGCGAATGATTTGCTGCCGTTTGTGGCTCTTCGGAATGCTTGTTATAACTATACTTGTCGAAAGCATGAAATATAAATGAAACGCATCCTCCCCTTCCTGCTCGGCCTCCTTCTCTCCGCCTACGTCCTGCCCTGGCTAATGATGCGTAGGCAGTACGACCTCTGGAAGCCCGCAACCACCTGCGCTGATGAGGACGTGCCTCCCTATAATTACATCATGACCAGGACTGACACCGGACACACGGTAACATGGACTTGGGAAGAATAAACCAAATGAGGCCATTCACGAATAACCCTCGCCAGTTATCCAAGACGCAAGCCAAGCGCCTAAAGGAAACCATGCAGGAATTTGGCGATCTATCTGGAATCGTCCACGATCTTGAGACTGATGAGGTCATCGGCGGGAACCAGCGTTCCAACGTTGCGGCGCTGATGCAGACAGCGCCGGTCATCACCGAACGCTTTGACCCTGCCCTACCGGACGGAACCGCGTTACTCGGACACTTCGAGTACCAGGGCAGGCGCTTCGCATACCGGGCGGTAACGGGCTGGGACGCGGATAAGCGCACGCGGGCGAATCTGGTAGCAAATGCTGGAGGCGGTGCATGGGATATTGACCTGCTAAGTGGAATTGACACATCTGTTCTAACATCGGTCGGCTTCGATACCGAGATGCTCCTGAACACGCGTAGCTTTGGGAGCGCGCTGGATGCGATGCTGAAAAGCGTAACAGAGCAAACGAACGGACAAGCGGAAGATATACCTGAGCAATTCTCAATAATGATTACGTGTGAAAATGAACAGACGCAAACGCAATTATTAGAACGATTTATTGAGGAAGGCTTGCAGTGCCGAGCATTAATATCATAAAACAATCTGACATCATAAAGACGCCGCGTCTAATGCAGATGCTTGGGATTTTTGACGTTCCGCCGTCTGAGAGAAGCATTGAAACGTGGCAGGTTAATTTCGACTTGCCGCAAGAATGGAATATCGGCTTGATTGTGGGACCAAGCGGGAGCGGTAAGACAACCGTAGCGCGTGAATTGTTCGGTGATTACATTGTCAAAGATTGGCAATGGTCGCAAAACAAAAGTATCCTTGATGATTTTCCGAAGGATATGAGCATCAAAGAGATTACAGATTTATTGTCATCTGTTGGGTTTTCTTCGCCGCCGTCCTGGGTGCGCCCGTTCCATGTACTGAGTAACGGCGAACAGTTCCGCGTTAATATGGCGCGAACATTGGCAGAGAGTAAGGAATTGTCAGTGGTAGATGAGTTTACAAGTGTTATAGACAGGACGGTTGCACAGATAGGAAGCGCGGCAATAGCCAAGACCGTGAGGCGAAGAAAGCAGAAGTTTATTGCAGTGTCCTGTCATTATGACATTATGGAGTGGCTACAACCTGATTGGATATACCAGCCCGCGACCAATGAGTTTGCGAGCGGGAGGTATCTTCAGCGACCTCAAATCATTCTCGAAGTCAAGCGCGTTCATTCGTCCGCTTGGCAATTATTCAGGAAGCATCATTATTTAGATACAAAATTGAACACATCATCTGTTTGTTTCTGTGCCTTTTGGAACGATATACCCGTAGCGTTTACGGCTGTTTTGCATTTCCCGCATCCGACGCGCAAGAACACAAAGCGCGAACATCGGACGGTTTGTCTACCCGATTATCAAGGCGTAGGGATTGGGAACGCAATGAGCGCATATATCGGCGCATTGTGTAAGGGGTTGGGATGGTCTTTTATCTCGCAGACTTCCCACCCGGCAATGATACGAGCACGGGCTAAATCTGGAAAATGGCGCATGATAGCAAAACCAAACATAAGCACACAGACAATGGGAAACGACTTCCCCTGTGAAGTCGTTTCCCAAAAAACAAAAGGCTTCGCCATAAGATTTAGAGCTACCTTTGAATACATCGGCTCTGCTTTGTCAAAAGACGAAGCACAGAAAGTCTGGAATCTAGAGTAATTCTGAGAATAACGCGAATGGCAAAGCATCCGACCAAGATACGCAAGGCGCAACTACTCAAGGCAATCGCAGGCAGCGGCGGCATTGTCTCGACTATCGCGGCGCGGCTGGATGTCTCATGGTCTACGGCTAAGGATGCTATTCCTGTATACCCCGAAGCACAGGCCGCCTATGATGCGGAGTGCGAGTTACCGCTTGACATGGCAGAAAGCGTGCTGGTCAAGAATATCGCCTATGCCGTAAAGGAACAGGAGCAGACGCAGAAGCCGGTTGATGCTGGCGACGCCAAGTGGCTACTGTCCAAGCGCGGCAAAAAGCGCGGGTATGGGGATAGTGTTGAAATCGGCGGG